CCGTCCGAGTCACCGACTCGGACGGCGGGCGCGATACCGCTAGCTAGCTTACGGGCGCGGCCAGCACCCGCACTCCGAAGACCACGGAATCGGATCGGCGAACGCTCCTACGCCGATCACGATGAGGCCCAGAACGGCGATTATGAACACCCCCGCCATCGTCACATTCACCATTGTCTCGGGCTTCATGCGGAGTGCCGATTCACGCCAACCTCTTCGATGCGGCGCTTGGCAGCTGAGACTACCCATGCCACATCAGCATCCGTCGCGCTGGCCGCACGCTGCACGAAGTACGCTGCCTCGCCGATCATGTGCTCAGTGAAGTAGTCGGCGTCGGCCTCGTGCCATTCCTGCCCGCAGCGGTCGCAGCGCCATCGCGGGCCAACTGGCCCACCTAGTGGATTCTTTGCCATCGTTCGATCCTCCCTCTATCCGTTTGTAGGGGCACCATACGCAGTACGTAGAGCGGTGGCAATAACTTTATGTCAAGGTGCGCAGACTTTCTCGGTTTTCTTTGGTCGTAGATACGGCGACTAGGTCGCCGTCACCTGATCCCCCCCTACCACATAGAGAGAGAGACCCCCGTCCCCACCTATGGTGCAAGGATGCGGATGCGTGGGGATATGGGGATATGGGGATATGGGACGGCTCACGCCTTACACCGTTCCGCGCGTGGGGAGAGGGCCGCGCCAGACTCGCCCCTTCAATATCCCGAACCTAGCTACCCCTCCCGGCATCCTCGCCCCTGAACCTAGCTATCCCCCCGGCACCCCCGCCAGCACGCTCACGCGGCCCGCTACGGCCGCTCCGAGCGGCCGACTTTCCGAGTCTAGAAGGCAGCTTCTCCCACCCGTCCGGACGCCACGCGCTGGCGGTCCCCAGAGTCGGGCCGTAGGGGCGAGCGAGGGGATGGCCGGGGGTGTGGGCGTCGAGGCCCGCGGAGCCCAGGGAAGGGGGGAGACCCCCTAGCTACAATTACCAGATTTCAGGATACGAGCAGGTAGGTGGTGGGCAGGAATGCAGTTGGGATATACAATGGAGTTAAGTTTTGGGTGTAGTGATTGCAGGGTGGGTGAATGGATAGTGTTCTAATTTGCTGGGACTGTGCGGGGGAGATTCCTTTTGGGGCTTTATGTGGTGTTTGTAGTGCTCATCGTGATGATGGGCATGAGCCTGTGCTGTATACGGCGGTCGCTTATCCCTACAGGGTGCGGAAGGTTGATTACGTGACTCCGTTTGTCCGGAGGCTTCCGTGGGATAAGTCGTACTGTCACGGAGCGGGGGAGAGTGGGAAGGATACTGTGATGCTGGGGATGGAACCTCGCGAGCGTAGAGTGCGGCCCTGGCCGGTCATCGAGGGTGAGCACGGCACGGGTGGGTGGGTGGCTGTTTAGACTTCGTTTTTTGCGAGTCATTGCGAAAACTTTGCGAGATGTATGCGACATTCCCCCGAGTTTAGGGCCGCCGATGAGTAGCAATGGGACTAGACGCGACATGTGGTAGGCTGTCGGGGCATGACTGACGACCTTCACCTTCTCTGGCTGGAATGGCAAAGTGATGAGAAGGACTTCAATGCGTGGTACGTCGCTACTGACGGTCGCGGCTGGTGCAAGGAATGCAAGAAGCTACGCGAGTTGCCAACATGCCCAGAGTCTGAAAATTTCAAAGAGGTGGAAGAAGTCGTCGCCTGATGCACATGGGTTGGGTACTGGTTTCTTTATTTGCGAATCGGGTCATATATCGAGGAGTTCTGGAATGTCCGCGATAGTGGATTTGGTGGAACAGTACGTCCCAACGCTAGAGGGCGATGGGCATCGCTATAAGGGGCTCTGCCCGTTCCACGAAGAAACCTCACCATCGTTTACGGTCAATGCCGAAAACGGAAGATGGCACTGCTACGGCGAATGCAGGATGAGTGGCGATGTGCTTGAATTCATCCGTCACGTAGAGGCCGCAGAACTGTTGCCTGATGCCCCGTAGACGAAATCAATCAACCAAAATGCGAAAGCCCCTCAAGCCTCAACGGGCGAAGCCAGAGGAGACGACGGAGCAGGTCCAGGCTCGTCTCCAGCGAGCTGTGGATCACGGCTGGCGACCCAGGGAACCACTGCCCCCCGGCGTCACACTAAAGATTCCCTGACGCCTAAGAACTATCGCTCAATGACCATTGAGCAGTTCGGAGGCCCAGAGCCTCGCTAGACGGGATATACAATAACCCCGTACCCGTATGGGGTATGGGAGAGCCCACACACGGTCTGCTGTCAACGTACACCAATCACGGTTGCCGTGATTGGTGTTGCCGCGAGGCAAACGCGCTGTATCAACGCAGCCGCCGTAATCAGTACTGGGCCTCAGCAGAACTCACTCACGGCAACCGTTCTACCTATTTCAACTACCGCTGTCGATGTGATCTCTGTTCCGAGGCTGCTCACCGATACCGGGTAGGGGTATAGCGTGGGCTACAAGTTACCTGATGATGTTGATCCCGAGGAGGTGATCTACGATCTCCACTCTCCGCAATGGGCGAACCTTTATGTTTCGGAGGTAGCGATTGTAGCCTCTGAGAAATGGATGAAGGTAACTTGCCCTCCGTGTGCCGGTTGCAGTGAGTTGGTCTACATCCCCCACGGCACCCGTTCGGTGCTCTGCGGCTCCTGCGCGTGGGATCAAGTCGCTTACACGAAACACTCCGAAGGCGAGTGACCACCGCCGCCGACCAACTAATCGGCCTCCTCGACCCTTCCCGCGACTACGGGAAGATTTCCTTTGCCACCGTGCTCAAGAAAGTGGACGAGGGGAAGTTGCTGCTCAGGAAAGGGCATCTCCGCCCCGTCATCGTAGACGCTAAGACCATGCTCCCCGTCAAAGGATCGGGGCGCTACCCGCTCAAGGAAGACCCGCATCGCGTGAACATGGCTATGTTCCAGGCGCAGTCGGTCGATGATATTGAAGACTTCTACAGTCATGTCTGGACTTCCATTGCTAAAGGTGATGTGCGCGCGATGAAGCTCTGGGCGGAAATTAACGGCCTTGTCGGTAACAGCCGCGATCCCCGCGCTGGCGAAATGAACTCTGCGTTGGCGAAACTCATTGAGGCCGCCGCTGGCTCCATCCCTACTTCCGTATCCCCAACTTATATTGACGTGAAGGTCAGTGATGTCTGAGATTACTTACCAGCGCCACCCGATGTGGGAAGTGCTCAACGAGGGCAACCCCTATCAGCCGTTCCCGTGGCAGGCGGAACACATTCACGCCGCTCCCGAGACGCGCTTCATCATCGTCGGCTGTGGGCGACGGGCGGGCAAGACCACGAGCATGACGGCGGAGACTGTGCGCGAGGCGTTCCGTCCCGCGACCAAGGCGTTTGGCAAGACTCACTACCCGCTCATCTACGTCTGCGGCCCTACGGCTGAACTGTCGATGAAGGTATGGCAGCCCATCTGGGACTTGTTCGTCCCGGACGAACGCTCAGACCACGCCCCTCCGCTCGGGGACTTCTACAAGAACCACGATAAGACGCGCCGCATCATCTGGCTAAAGAACGGCACGGTGATTCAGGGCAAGTCCGCCGACGATCCGAAGTCCCTCCAGGGCGACCGCGTGACCTGCGCCATCGTTGACGAGGCTCACGACATGCCGGACGAGGCGTGGCAGTACCTGCTCCCTGCCCTGCTGGACTCCGGTGGTCGCTTACGGGCGATTGGCGTCACCAAGGGGAAGAATCGCTTCCGCTCCATGTGGGAGCGAGGTCAGGCTGGCGAGACGGGCTACTACTCGTTCTCCGTCCCATCCACCGCCCACCCCCTCATCTTCGAGACCGAGGAGGAGGCGGAGAATGCGCGCACCCGTGGCGGGGACTGGGTAAATGCCGTCTCCCTCGAACTAGACGAGACCTACCTGTCGCTGACGGACATCGAGCAGAAACAGATGTTCTGGGCTGAGTGGGCGGAGCAGGACGGGCAGGTGTTCTCTGACATCGACCGTTGTTTCACCGGTGAGTGGGTTGACGTTGAGAACGCCAAGGGCGTCAACATCATGGGCCTCGACATCGCCAAGCTCCACGACTACACCGTGGCCTACGTTGGTGACGTTGGGAAGCAGCAACTGATTGCCCGCGACCGCTTCAACGGACTCGACTACACCGTGGCCGTCCCCCGCATTGCCCGCATGTTCCGTGAGTACAAGTGCCGCTTCATCCACATGGACGTTTCTGGCGTGGGTGAGCCCGTAGCGGACATGTTGCGCGCCGAGGGTTGCCACGTCATCCCGTTCAAGTTCACCAACGACTCGAAGGCTGCACTTATCAATACCCTCTCAAGAGAAGTGGAAAGAGGGAACATCATCCTTCCTCGCGAGGACGTAGAACTCAAGCGCGAGATGGAGCTGTACGAAGCGACCGTCAAGCCCTCTGGCGTCATCGGGTACTCGGCTCCTCCGGGCTACTTCGATGACACCGTAATCGCGGCTGCGCTGGTGAACGCGAAGATGATTCGCAACCGCCGCATGGCGAAGAGTCCGCGTGGTCAGAACTACGTGAACTGGTCGAACAGCAACACGAACTCACACATGCCGCCCCTGCCGGTTCCGAAGAAGAAGGTTGAGGCCGCGTAAATGGCATCTGACAAAGACCCGCTGCTGCAACTCTACGATTCCGTCAAGGCGAAGTATGGCACCCTGATTGCCGACTTCAAGGAAGACGACGCCTACATCGCTGGCGACTACGGCTCGGACATTCTCCCCGACGACTGGGCTGACGAGGGGCTGGGCGAGCCCGTTATCCTCACGACCATCGCGGACGCAGTGGATAACGCAGCGGACCACATCCTCACCTTCCCGAAGATTGACGTACCCGTTCGCCCCGTCGAAGAGGGCGTTGAGAACGCGACGGCCACGGCCGATGAGCGCCGCCAGTTCCTTGAGATGTTCTGGGACCGCGCCTTCACCGAGAACCGCGACCCCCTGGGTGAAGGGAAGCGTTCGCTCGTCAAAGGCAAGCTCGTCCTCAAGAAGGAAATCAACTGGGACCTCATCCCCGATGCCCCGACCTCGCGCTCTCAGCGCGTCAGAGACACCTACCGCCGCAAGGTAGCCAACGCCACTAAGAGCGAGTTCTTGTGGAACCTCCGCGTCGTCCCCAAGGAGACGGTGTTCGAGGATTTGGCTAACCCCCATGACCCCTCGTTCGTCTTCGAGAACTTCCGTATCACCGCAACTGAGGCTACCCGCCGCTTCCCGAAGATGAAAGGTCGCCTCGAAGATCGCGACCCGATGGAGGAAGTGGATTACATCGAATACTGGTCCAAGCCCAACGGCTCTGACCGGGGCGAGTATGTCCAGTGGATCGAGGAAGAGGAAGTCTACCGCGCCATCAACCCCTACTCGTGGGAGTCCCCGCGCTCAACGAAGGCCAACCCCGACTACACGGGCTACATTCCCTACTGCATCGGTGATCCCGGCTGGGGTGAGGTGAAGGCGGACAACAACCCCTTCGACCGCTACATCTCACTGACCCGCCCAATCCGTCCATTGGCGAAGGCTGAGACGCGCGTGATGACGGCCTACGATGCCGCGCTACGGTTCCATGTCTTCAAGCCCATCCTCGCCAAGAACATGACTGAGCTTGAGGACGGCGAGAAGTCGCTGAAGTTCGGCCCCGGTCAGGTGTGGCACCTCTCAGAGGATCAGGAGATGGCAGCCTTCGAGATGGGGGAGATTCCTGTCTCCGTCAGCCAGAACCTCGCGAAGCTCCAGCACGAGACCGACCGTCACTCGAAGTTCGGTGCCCTCGGCGGCTCCGCCCAGCGAGGGGTGGACACGGCCACAGAAGCCGACCAGAACGCACGTAACGCCGCTACGAAACTTGCAGGCCCCGTCCGCACCCTGAGACGCATGGTGATGAAAATCAACACGTGGGTCCTTCAGGACGTTGAGAAGGTGCTGGGCGTCCCCGTCACGCTGTACGGAGCCCTCGACGCAGGCCCGTCAGAGATCACATTGAACCCATCAGACATCAAGGGCTTCTACTTCACCAACGTCCAACTGGAGACGAGTGACGAAGCGGCGCTGAACTTGAGCAATGCGCGGACGTGGGCGGACCTCACGCAGCGATGGAAGATTTCCGACCGTACCGGCATGAAGATGGCTGGTATCCCCAACCCGTCAGCACAGATTGATGAATGGATGATTGAGCAGATTGAGACCTCGGACCAGGCGCAGCAGATCATGACCCTCATGATGATGAGTGGGTTCCAGGGTTTGGACGCTATGGAGATTGTTAAGCGCGCCATGCTCGAATCTATGTCTGGCGGACAGCAAGGCGAAAGTGGCAGCGACACGCAGCCCGATGTTCCTCAGCCCGTCAGCCCAGTAGACCAATTCCGTGCGCAAGCTGGCGCGGACGCAAACCAACAGCGACCAGATAGGGCGTACCGCTAATGACAGACCGTAAAGAACGCCTCGTCGGCATCGCCGCTAGAGCCGCCGCCCGCCTCGCAGGCCGCATTCAGGAGATGGCTAACCGCTACGCCCTCGATGAGGAGCAGAAGTAATGACGCTGGCAGAACTAAATAAAATTCTAGCAACGTTCGGTATCCCCCCCGCGTCCTCTGTGACCGACGCTAACGAGGTAATCGACAACATTGAGACACTTGTAAATGAGATGGATTGGTCAGTGGCGGACGTTCGCGAGCTGGGCACCGCTGTCCGTGTGAGTGGCGCGCTTGCAGACTCAAGACGAACGAGGGGTCTTGGCCCCGCCCCAGATGTTCCTACTCAAGACCCCGAACTGCTCCGGACGCAGGTCTTGCCGGGTTCGCCAGAAGCGTACGGTCAAGTTAGGGGAGAAGAGCACGTCCCTTCCCTAGCCGAAACACAGGCATCCATTGACTCCCTCGTTGCTAACAAAATTTCTGAACTAGAAGAGCAATTTGGTAAAGCAACAATCAACTCCGAGAACAACACGGTTACCTTTTCGGCGGGGACTGGGGACGAGCAGACTTTCAGTGTAACGCCAGATGGCCGGTTGATACCTATTTCCGCCGCTGCTGTCGATGAGGGTAAGGACGCCGAGAGGACCCGCGATGAGTTGAAGGAAATGGGCTTGTCGGGAGCCAACCTTGAGGCCGCATTCCTGCGTCAGTTTGGCATCTCGCCACAAACCCCAGCAGCAGGATTCGCCCCGCTGGCAACGTCGGTAGGCACGCTCGCAGACAATAGCCCTTACATCTATGACCCGAACAAGCCGGTCGGGGAGCAGTTTACAAAGATCGACGGATCGGCAGTGTTGGCTACGGACTTCGACCCCGATATCGAGTACCTGACCCTCACCGATCAGAAAACTGGCATAACGTACCGCGTCAACCCGGATAAACCCACAGACAGAATAGAACTCGGCAAGTTTGGCCACCCTAGCCCAGACCCGAACGAGATAACCTACTTCGATGCTGAAACTGGCGAGACAATCGTCGTCAACACCGTCGAGACAGACCCGATCACCGGCCAGCCCCTCAAACGCTCGCTTGGCGTTACTGGCCCCACAAGGCTAGAGGTGGAGGAGAGAGAAATAGTTGCTGCTGATCAGCAACTGTATCGGGACATTAGGTTGGCGCGGGCGGGCGACCCCGCAGCCCTTGAACGTCTTAGGTTTGCCGAGGATAGTGCGACTGGTCGCACTATCCTCAGTGAAGAAGGTGCGACTGGTCGCACCATCCTCGGTGAAGAAGGTGCGACTGGTCGCACCATCCTCGGTGAGGAAGGTGCGAACCGTAGGGCGGCGCTTCAGGCTGGCGTCCAGGGATTCGAGACCGCAGCGGGCTTCATCCCCACGCCACTTGAGCTGAGTGAGTTCGAGCGGAAGACATTGACCAGCCCCGCCGACTTCGCATGGCGTGCAGCAAATGAGCGTGGCGAGCCATCGCCGTTCTCGAGGTCACGCAAGCCGACATCATCAACCACTTCCATAACCTTGTGGGCGGATTCCAGGGCGCGCTTGAGGACTTCGACCCCGCCGCTAGCTTCAATCCATCAGTTTCCGCTCCAGCAGTTTCCGCTCCTGCGGCGGGGGTCGCCCCCTCTGCTCCCGCCGCAGGAGCCTCTACCAACGCAGCGGATGCCGCCTACGATGCCCGCATCAAAGCGGCGAACGACGCCGCGATTGCGGCACTAGCGCAAGCCGGGATCGGGCAAATGGGCGCTGGTGGAATCAATTCTCAGAACCCCATCACCAGGGCGTTCCAGTCTGGTTTTGCTGGCGGCGGGCAACCGGGTGCGGCCCCAGCAGGTCCTTCTGGTGATGCTAACATCGACCCCATCACTAGGGCGTACCAGTCTGGTTTTGCCGCCCCTGCTGGCATGCCGAGCGCCCGCGGAGGCGGTATCTTCGGTGAACCCGTAGAGGTTCACGACAATGAAGTTGTCGCCCCGATTGCAGGTGGCGGCTTCGCTGTCATCCCGATGGAGAAGGGTGACCTAAAGCCGAGGAAGTCAGCGCAGCAGGGAGGTGTGTTCGGCTTCGAGAACTTCTTCAACGTCCCCGGAGTCTCAGCCCAGCCGAACCTCACGCAGCAGCAGATTCAGAAATTCGCGCGAGAGTTCTCTCCACCGGGCGTTAGGGACGTATTCACTGGACAGCAGCCTGCTGGTTTGCGATTCCCCATCTCCGACTTCCAACTCCCGTCACCCCAACTGCTAGGAGCACTGGAGCCAGAGGAGCGGACTGCCTTCAACACCCGTATCGGTATCGAGGGTTTCTCCCCCGGCGCGGTGGAGCACAGCATCCGTCAACGCTTTGGCGGAACACGTCAACGTCCAAGAGCACGTCAGGCACCACGAAGCGGGTTCTAAATGGGTTCACGCGGAAGGGCTCCATCGCCCCGCCTTACCAGAGCTGACCTAGAACTCGCACGCAGAAGGCTGGGGACGGGTGGCGTAGCAGCGCGCACAGCGGCGCGACCGAGCGGCACTCTCCCCCAGCCTCCATCTGAAGGTGGGGGCGGATTCCTCGGAGCATTGGCGAGCGCAGGACGCGCAGTCACTCCGCAGGGATTTCGTGACGTAGCAGGGCGTGGCTTGCGCACAGCGGGAAGTGTCCTCGCCGCCGCTGACGAGCCGCTGTCAGACCGCTTCGGTGTCCGCATCCCTGACCTTCCCGGCCCCGTAGACGAGTTTGGCAACTTTATCCTTCAAGAGGCGACACGACCCACGACCGCACTTGTTGCGCTCGGCGGTATCGGCGCTGCTAGCCGCATTGCACGGCTAGGCTTCCGTGGTTCTGGAGCGATTGCTGGCTTTGTCGCCCCCGTTGGTGGCTCCACCCTTGCGACTAAGATGGCCGCGGAGACTGCGGGGGCTGCTGGTGCGCGCGCAGGATTCGGTTTTCTTGATGAGAAGTTTGAAGACGCGCCGACATCCGCACGTATCGCCCTTGGACTCCTTGGTGGACTAGTTGGCGGCGCAGGGGCAGTCTCCGGTCTGCGTAGGGGTGTCCGCACCGCCTTGCGTAAGGACATCCTCGCCCCACAAGTATTCGGACCGACGCTCCGTCCCACGCGCAAGGAGTCTGGGGAACGCATCGGCCTCATGCTCAAGGCCAAGACGGTGGAACAGATTGAGGCTGGCACGGGCAGGCCCGCTACAGGGGCTGACGTTGTTGATGAGGGTAAGCGTATGCGCGATCCCTCCATCGGCGTTGTCCAGCAGCAAACAGAGGTGCTGGTTGCCCGTACATCGCATGCCCTGGACACCCTACCGAAGCTCACAACGGACAAGACGAACAACCTTGTGTTCACCGGCATCCGTCGCCTCAACCCCGAAGTCCCGGAACCCGCCTACGTGCAGGAGGTTCTGGAGTTTGGTGGTAGCCGCTTCGACCTCACCCCGGCGCAGCAACGTGCGGTGGACGACATTATTGAGGTATACGAATCGCTCAGGACTGAGCGCGGACTGTTCAACGTAGAGGTTGTGGACACGAAGCTGGCTAAGGATCAGCGGTTCGTTCACCGCAACCAGCCGGAAAGGGGGCCGGGAGCCCCCGGTGCAGGTGGGCAAGACCTGCGCCGCTTCAACGAGCACCATCGTAAGTTCACTGATCCGCTCATCGCCATCCGCAAGGGCGAGGGCAAGATCGTCTATGGGCACCCGCTACAGGCCGTCGAGGAGTTCAGCCGTCTTACACTCACCGACTCGGCAACTAGCCACATCATCGGCCTGCTCAAGACGGTGCTCGGGGAGACGCCGGGAGACCGTATCGCCAAGGACGTAGGCACCTTGCTGATGGGCATGATGCGTAAACTGTACAGCCGAGGGCGGACATTGCAGTCCCGCGCGGGTTCCGCGCGTCAGCGGAAGCTAGAGGTTGACCGCCTAGAGCGGGAGATGAACGAGTCGCTGAACCGTCTGACCGCACGCGACGAGGCACTGAACGCCATCGAGGCCGAAGCTCCCGACATCGCTGACCTCACGACTCTCATTCGCGCTGCCCGCGAATCTGCTGACGATGCCCGCAGACTAGCGAAGAAGATGGGTGCTACGGTGGAACTGCTCAAGCAGGGCAAGCGAAAACTTACTGGCGCGGACAAGAGGCTGCTCGCGCGCGCGGAGGAACTGGAGAAGTCCTCTAGGGCCTTCGACAAGATTATTGATAAACTCCCGTCACCGACTGAGGGGGCAATACGCACAGACAAGCTCCTCCCCGGCGAAGAGTGGGTAATGCAGCGCGCATCTCGCACGCGCAAGCAGGCGCAGAAGAAAGCCATGAAGCCGATGAGGGCCATCGAGCGCCAGATGGACACCATCATCCGCGAGTCAGTGAACCTTGACCAGCGCGTCGAAAGCCTGCTGCAGCAACGCGGCATCCTTGAAGACCTCGGCGTGGAAGCGAAGGCCGCTTTCAGCGAATCACTCACCGAAATCACCGAGAGCGTGAAGCTGAATATGAGGCTAAGGACTGCGGAAATGGAAGTCCGCGCTGCTCGCATCGATGAGAGTCGCGCAGCCTCTCGCCTCCAGAAGGGCAGGCTCCGCCAGGGTGAGCAACTAGGCCGCGTCACCTCGACGAAGACTGAGATTGACACCCTTAAGCAGGACATCGACAAGGTTCGTGCCGAGTGGGATGAGATCAAGCGGCAGGCCGCCATCGTCCCCGAGGGGCGTCGCAGGTTGCAGGGGCAGGTGGCTCCCAGCCTTCAGAACGTGGACTTCCCCGAGGAGGATATCAAGGCCATCCAGCGGTGGATGGACGAAGGTAAGGTTCCCGACACGCAACAAGGGCGCGCTACCAAGAAGATTCGTGGCATTAACCGCCTTATAGTCCCCGTTCGCTCCACGTTCGACTTCTCATCGACACTCAACCAGCTTGCTGCATTTTTCAGCGGCAACCCCTCGCGTTTCGTGAAGAACCTCGGTTGGGCCTTGCGTGACTCCGTAAACTTCAAGCGATACGACAAGTACTTGGCGACTCATGGGCAGGAGGCTGCAGCAGACGGCGTTATCATTATGGGTCGTGGACGTAACACTTCCTCAGATTTCGAGTTCAACACATGGTTCGAGCGCGTCCCCGTGCTCGGAAAGGTCATGGCCCCGTTCCAGCGCCACTTCCAGTCCTTCACTACTCGTATGAGAGTGGACGTGTACAACGACCTCGTGGCGGCGAACCTCGCCAAGGGTGTCGAGTTGGACAGCTTGGCCCGCAATGAAATCGCCAAGGGCCTAAACCGCATGAGCGGTATTGCCACATCGCGCGCTGGTGATGCTGAGACATTGCTGGAGTTCGCCCCCAACTTCGTCCGCTCTGGTTTCGAGACCTACTGGAACGGTCTCGTGAACGGCGACATTGACGGTCAGCTCGCGCGTCATTACATGCGGAACATGACGACGTTCGCTGTAGCGACGGCGGCTGGGTACGCCCTCGCGACGGGACGTGAGCCAAGCGAGGTGTTGAAGCCGATCAGCACTAACGCACTCGCCAACGGGGAAATCAGACTCAACCCGAACTTCCTCACTATCCGCGTCCCTGGCATCGACCAAGACGTATCGCTGATGGGGCGCTTTGACTCGCTCGCGAGGCTGATTGTGCTCGCTGGAGACACGGGCAGGGGCGTCATTTCCGAGCGGTCTGTCGCCCCACTGGTTGAGGGCATCGACTTCCTTGCTCGCTCGAAAGGCTCGCCAACGCTCTCAACGGGATGGAACCTTGTCACGGGCACTACCTTCACGGGCGAAGACCCGTTGAGCCCGACAGGCTTCTTGTCGGAAATCCTGCCGTTCTCGATGGCGGCCTTCATTCAGGACACTGAGGCAGGCTACCTCGCTGCCGCAGGTGGGGCATCCGTCAACGCACTCGGCGTGAAGTCCAACCCTATCACCCCGTTCGAGCGGCTTCAGCAAGAGGCTCAGGTGATGTTCCAGAAGCCCCTTGACACCCTCACGGGGCAGGAGCGGGCGGCGCTGGAAGAGGCTCACCCTGCCATCGCCCGTCGCTTCGCGTCACAGAACGAGAGCTTTGCCCGCAAGGGTGACGAGAAGGCGCTGGCTCGCATCGAGAACGAGCAGATTGATACCGACCGCCTCACCGAGGAGGGTAACTTGTCCCTCGCGCTGCAAGCGGGCGAGATTACGGCCCGTCAGTATTCCGAGCGGCTGGACGAGCTTCAGCACGACTCAGCCATTCTCAAGCAGAAGGTGTATGAGGTGTTGGACGTGGACTTCCTCGGTCCCCGTAGCGCGCCGGGGCGGGCGCTATCAGCCTGGTACGCGACCTTCGATGAGGCCAAGCTGGGTGGCACAGACATCATCGACTTTGACCTTCGAGAGCAACTGGAGGCTACGCTGCTCACCCGCATCGACGCTGGTGAGTTCGGTGACGCAGCCACGGCTCGCAGGTTTATTGATGAACGTAGCCGTCCGCTGCACTCAGACCCCCTCGCCCAGCGATACTTCGCCGCCAAGGACGTGCTGTCGCAGTCGGAGTATTACTCGATACGTGATTCCGTGTTCGCCCGCAGGGGCAGGGCTGCTACAGCACTCGACCCCACCATCACCCGCTATGGCGACCTGCTGACTGCGGTGGATGTCGCAGAGCGTAGTGGCGACCGTGTTCGTGCCGCGCGGCTCGGACGGATTCTCCGTGCCGTGGACTCCGAAGTAACCCGTCAGCGAGACCGCTTGATTCGGACCAACCCCACGCTCGCAGAGGCACTTGTCATCACCGGCAGGCGTTCAGCATCGTCACCGGCAGTAAGGGCTGCTCTGCGCCGCAGATAACCCATTCGACGGGATATACAATTGTCCCTTACTAATTCCTGTGAACAAGTGATTCGCAGGAGGCTTTGTGGTTTCAGACGCCACTCTTGAGTCTCAGGAAGTAGTTGACGAGGTAGCGACCGAAGAAGTCTCAGACGAGGCTGCGGCGGTCGAGACCACGGAAACCCCTGAGCCTTCAGAGCAAGCTCCCGACCCGGTACAGGTATTGGCTGACCGGCTCGGGAACATCGATCAGAGACTAGACGGACTGAGCGGACTTGATCCCAATAGGATCAACTCCCTCCTCGGACGAGTTCCGAACCTCCAGTCCGATCTAGATGCGGTCAAAGGTCAAGACCCACTAGCTACCCTCGACCCACGATTCAGTGCGAATGAGACCTTGCTCTCGGCCTTAGCTGAGGCGTTCATCAATTCTGATGAAGGTTTGGTAAACGACCAGAGCAAGGCATCGCTTCAGGCGGCCCTCTCCCAGTTGGGTGAGGCCCAGACGGAGCGTGAACGAGTAGCACTCAAGCGTGAGGTGTTGGCGGAGGTGCAAGCCGCCGCGACACCAGAAGAAACCGAGACAGCACCGACTGGTAACGACCAGTGGCAAGCAGCCACACTGGACGTACAGGCCGCTCTCCCCGCTGACTTCGACTTGGGAACCATCCCACAAGAGGTCTGGGCAGAGGGGGTAAGGACACAACGGCCCTCACTGGCCGTGCGCCACGTCCTCAACTGGGTCGATTCCCAGTCCGCTGATGCTCTCGATGGCCTCGCAGAACGCAAGGCGGCAGCCGGTGACGGTGCCCCCTCTGCTAGTGCAGGCGGAACAACTATCGACACACTTCTCTCCAAGCTGGAAGAACTCGGCCCTACCGTCCTCTCTGAAGCGGAACTCAAGCAGGTCGATAAGCATCTTGGGGTGAAGCTCTAAAAGGAACCCCTAATGGCATCTGGTACTACGACTACCGGGAGTCTAGCTGACTCCTTGCCGACGATGATTCAGTCGGCACGGCGCTTCGAGGAGCACGACTTCATCGTCCCTAAGACGGTGGATCGAACTAACCTCCCGAAGGGCCAAGGCAATACCTGGAACGAAATCCGCACTGAGCAGATTACCGCGCAGGGTATTGACGAGAACACGGTCATGGACAACCCGCAGCAGTTCCAGGACACGCTCTTTAGCGTGACCCCGACGCTGGTGCAGGTCTTCACCCGTGTTACTGACAAGACGATGCGACGCATTTCAAGCAACGCAGCCTCACTGCTTGGCAAGTCCTCGCAGCTTGCGATAAACCGCAAGCTCGATCAGGACGGCCTCTCGCAGTACGCCAACTTCTCGGTACAGCTTGCGGGCTCGGGTACGACCGTCAACCACGGTCACATCTCCGCCGCCGTCAGCAACATCCGAGGCAACACCACCGAGTCCGGTATGGGCGCTGGTCCGATTCACACGGTCCTCCATCCGTTCCACATCAAGGACTTGCAGGACGAGATTGAAACCGGTATCGGGACGTACAACGTCCCCGAAGGCATCACTGCTGAGTTCTACGCCAATGGCTTCAGCGGCACGGTGGCAGGCTCGAACGTCTGGTCTGACGGAAACATCACCCTCGACAGCACTCCCGACGCGCGTGGGGCAACTTACGCACAGCGGGCACTTGTCTTGGTGCGCGAACTCGAATTGAAGACTGAGACTCGCCGCCGCCCCGACGTGGGTGGTGGCGCAGATGAGGTCTTCTTGACTGCTGGTTACCGTTACGGTGAGCGGCAGGACGCATGGGGTCGCGGCATCCTCGGTGATGCCACCGCCCCGACTTCATAGAAAAGGATACTGAACTATGCCGCAATCCGGCCCCGGTTCTATCAGAATCTTCGAAGACTTCATGGGTATCGAAGACCCCGTTGCACTCACTGCTGTCCCCCGCGCCCTCGGCCCCTTCATGGTGGTCGGTCAGGGCGTTGCCGAGGCAGACGCTGGTGCTCCGGCCCTCGACTCAGACGGTCTCTCGGGTGTAGTGCGTCTCACGACCACGAACGAGGATAATCACACCACCGGCCTACAGACGAACAGTGCGTTCGATGTGGCGCTGATGGCACCGCTCACGGCTGAGGCGCGTGTGCGTTTCAGCGACCTCGACACCAAGGAAGCCTTCATAGGCTTCACGGACATCAACGTCGCGTCTGACGTTCCGTCTCTGGAGACGGACCTGATGACGGGTGCAAGCACCACGTTGACGCTGACCGCTTCAGACATCTGTGGCTTCTACCTCTCGGCAGAGCTGACGGACGACGAAGACTGGCACGGTGTCTACAACGGTGGCACGACTACTGGTCAGACTACCTCCACCTCCGTTGACCTCGGCGACGACGCTGTGGCTGGCGAGTGGCAGGTTCTGCGCCTTGAAATCGACCCCAACGGCACTGCCCGCTGGTACGTCGATGAAGACTTGAAGCAGACGGTAACGGGCGCTGTGTCCACCTCCGTTGACCTCAAGTTCTTCGGCGCGGTTGAGGCCAAGGGCGCAGCCAACGAGACGATGGACGTTGACTACATCAAGATCAAGGCTAATCGCGACTGGACCGTTTAGCTAAGGCTCGGTGGGTGGGGGTTTCGGCCCCCACCCCCTGAAGTGGCGAACTTTACGTTCAAAATCGCTTGCTCGAAGAGGAGCTAGCTGATGCGGCTGGAGTCCAACACGACGCTGAAGCCGAAGATGCGCCTGCTGTATCCACCCGCGACGGGGGTACTGACTAGCGTGTCTGAGGATGCCGTTGTGTATGCGGTGCAGGAAGGTGATGCCCTCAATGCTGACGGCACTGCCGACCACCGCTACCAGGTGCTGTTCATACCGATGAGCAATGTTGTATCGACGTTCTACACGGACATGGGTCCGTCAGCAGACTACGTGGTGGAAGTTGATGAGACGGCGTACCCGACTCCCCCGTACTTTCAGCTCGTACTTATGGAACACACCGTCGCTGAATGCAGAGACATGGCAGATGACTTCCGCGAGGACGACTTCGCGGTTCAGTTGCTGCACACACAGACGAACGAGTCCGACATCATCGAACGCTACTGGCAGTTGATTGAAGAAGACCGCTCCATCGTAATGAACAAGAGTACCTTTGGGCCGGGTGGACACGTCCAGCGCAATAGCTACTCCAATGCTGGGGCTCGTCTCCAGCGTGAGCGTTTGGCAGAGAAGGGGAAAATCCCGCAACATGGTTACTACCGCTAACGAAAACCTCTCACGAGAGGCCATCATCAAGCAGATCGAGGAAGACATCGTTACGGATGTTGAACTCAGTGCCGGTGAGACGCAGACCGTCCGTGCCAACAACGAGAAGGTCACACTCTACTCGATGGTAGACGGTGCTCCGCGTCTCGTCATCAAGAACGACGCCCCGCGCCTACTGGCGAAGAAGCTACAGGGCACGACCACCCCCGCCTTCTGGGTCGAGGGGATGCCGGGTGAGGCTCCTGAGTACATCCTCGGTGATGTCTCGTGCATGTTGCATCCCGACTTCGATGAACTGGACGGGGCTTCGGGCCTCAACCGCGCCTTCGTTGACGAAGCTGGACTCGCAGGCCGTACCTGCAACATGGCCGACCAGAGCAAGATTAATCGCAACGACTTCAAGAGCGTCTACGACCGAGACGACCACATGGCGAAGAAACATCGCCGCGAGTGGGCCACAATCAAGGACTCGCAGGCCGCACAGGAACGCGACCGCGACCGTGAGGACCGTAGGGCCGACCGCGAAGCGATGGTGGCATTGGCTACCGCTACCTCAAATAAAGCCGCTGAGGGCGCTCAGGGAGCGTCTGGGAGCAAATCCAAAGGATAATCGATGCCCGGACACCCCGGTTCATTCAGCACCCCCACACACACCGAAGCATCGGTAGGTACAGGATCAACGCTCGCTCTTGCCGCCAATCACGAGCGGAGCTATGCGTTGTTTGTCAACGACTCCGACACTGTGATCTGGCTGCGTCTCGGCGAAGCTGCTGTGGCGAACGAAGGCATCCGCCTGAACGCTACTGGCGGCAATTTCGAGATGAGCCCGCAACTCGGCAACCTCTACGGCGGTGTCGTCAACGCCATCTCCTCGGGCTCCTCGAAGAACCTGCTGGTGTTGGAGGCGACGAACTAAATGCCTCTCCGTAACCCCGGTACCTCCCACGCCGAAGCGCATACCGTAGCGTCCCACAGTGACACGACTGGGACTGGGGCCGAGCTTGAGACGCTGACGGACGGCAGTGACGCTTCGGCGCTCCACGTCCACACGGTGGTCAGTCTCGACACTACGGCGACAGGGGCAAACCTTACGACCCTGACAGATGCCAGCGAGACAGCGCTGCACTCACACGCAGCTTCTGGCATCGCGACTGGGGTCATCTGGCAGGGGTCGAACGCTTCAGACCACCAAGACGACACCGATGGCAACTACAGCATCGCCGCGCAAGCGAACAACTCTGATACCGATATCCACTACAGCTTCGTCATCCCCACGGGGTTCACCACCCTCACGAAGGCCGTCGCGGTCGGAATCTCCAACGCGGGCACGGGCAACCTCGCCTATTCCGTCAATACGTCCTTCGCTGCTGCTGGCGAAGCGAAGACCGCAAACAGCGACAGCATCTCGATGACCACTGCCGCTGTCACCGCGAACGAGATGGAAGAGATTGATATTTCGGCAGCCTTCACCGGCATCGCGGCCGGAGATTATGTAGGCGTGGACTGGAACCGGGACGGCGCTGACGCCTCAGACACTATCGAAGCGCAGTGGTCGTCACTGGGGATTCGCTTGGAGTACACCTAATGCCTGAGTTCCCCGATCAACCGCTCGATCACTTCTCACTTAACAAGGAGCTTGCGCGACTGGATCTCCCGGATTTCACGGGCTCGTCGCGGCTCTCCCGTCGTGACGGTGAAGCTGTTGACCCCTACGTCGTTATCAAGTGCGGGGAACTGTCGCAGGAGCAGCGAGCATCGGTGGAGGCCGTCCTTGCCGCCCACAAGATTCCCGAACCGAAGCCGCCTGAGCCGTCACTTGGGGACCGTATTGCCGCACTAGAGGCTCGCGGTGTCCGTTAACGTCCGTACCCCTGAAGGAGGTGCGTGATCTCAAGGACGGGTGCCCAACTTCTCACGGGATTGTCTCGATTTCTGGGCGACGAGATCAGCGTCTCTGGCCTCACCATGTCCAGTAACGGCACGTCAACGACGGTCGTGGATACGGAGCTATCCAGTTACGGGGATGATTTCTTCCGTGACTGGTGGATTCGCGACACCTCGTCCACGAACCAATGGGTATTCCGTCGCGTTTCGAGCTTCACGTCTGCCTCGGGGACGCTGACGACGGTGAATACCTGGGGCTCAACCCCGCAGTCAGGTGACACTTACGAACTGCACCGCTTCCGCCCCGATGGAATGTTCTCCGCCCTCGATGATGCACGGGTGAGTGTTTACCCCGACCTCGCCATCCTGCGCTTCGATGACACCATCACGACGGACGGTATCAGCAAGTCCTACGACATTCCCTCTAACGTGAGGCGCGGCCCCGCCACGGTGCTGCTGGAACAGCCCGTCGCCGTGGACGTGTCGTGGAACTTCCTCACAGCCCCGACGGGCGATTCCACCAGCAACTACACGGCATCGAACTTCACCGCCTCCACCTACGCGCGTGAGGAAGCCGATAGGCTCATCCCCAAGTACGACGACACCGCAACAGAACTCGTCCTCGCAGCCTCGACAGCGGGCACGTACCGTCAAGTCGTAGCCAACATGGCGAACAACATCACCGCAGCGAAGTCCGCTGGCAGGCGTATGACGGCTGCTGCGTGGGTCTACTGCCGCTCCGCCAGCAAGATCGCACTGGAGTTCCTTGACGACAGCGGGCAAGTGGCGGCGTCGTCTCAGCACGGCGGGACAGGCTGGGAACTGTTGACTGCCACGGGTAACGTTGTCGGCACCAACGCTACAACTCTCACATGGGGGCT